CAGGGAATCGTTTCACAACGGTTCCGAAGGACGCCAGTAAGTTCCGTGGCATTGCCATAGAACCATCGGTCAACCTTTTCTACCAGCTCGGCTTAGGCCGTGCTGTTAGGCGCAAACTTCTACAATCAGGAATTGACCTGAAGAACGGGCAAGACATTCATAGGCAGGTTGCCCGTGAAGCCTCCATAAGAGGCCATATGTCTACACTCGATCTGAGCAATGCCAGCGACACCATTTGCAGAAATTTAGTGAAACTTCTGCTCCCGTCTAATTGGTTTGAGTTGTTTGACTCTCTGCGTTCTCCTACCACTCACGTGGATGGAAAGACGTTGAGGCTTGAAAAATTCTCCTCGATGGGTAATGGCTTCACGTTTGAACTAGAAACCTTGGTTTTCCTCGGAATCTGTGCTGCTAGCCTTGAGAGCTGCGGCCTTCCAGTTCTGATCGGTACTAACGTGCTGGTCTATGGGGATGACATAATTGTCCCCACGGAATGTTCACGTGTCGTAATCTCAGCTTTGCGATTCTTCGGTATGGATCTAAACGAAAGTAAATCTTTTGTGAGTGGTCCTTTTAGGGAGAGTTGCGGGGGGGATTTCTTCGAAGGCATAGACGTACGTCCATACTTTTTGAAGGAGTTCCCTAGTGAACCGCAACATTACATCGCAATGGCTAACGGGTTTAGGCAGTTGGCTTCTCCAAGCCGCAGCCATGCTAACCGGTCTCGTCTTACTCGCCGTGCTTGGTTTTGCATTTTGGATGCTTTACCAAGTGATATACGACGGTGTAGGGGTCCAAAAGACCTCGCAGATCTCGTCATCCATGACGAAGAAGATCGGTGGCAGTTCCGTTGGCGACACAGCATTAGGTACCTTAGGTGCTATCGTCCTGCGCGCTTTACGCGAATAGGATGGGAGCACTTCAGGCCTGAAGTTGTGCTGGCTACAGCCCTGTATGGAATCGGTGACGAGCGTGGTGGGAAACACCCTGTAAAGGGCATTGACCCCCGCGATAACGTCACCGGTTACAAACTGGGCTGGGTGCCGAGGTCATAGACCCCGGCTGACTCCTAGGAGTCACGTTCTCTCTTTGGCATCTGTAAAGAGAGTGGAGGGGCTTACGCCCCGTAAAGTGAGTAAGTGCGACGCAC